TAGAATGGATGACTTCTACGCATTTTGCAAAAGAAATAATTGGGAAATGGATAAAATTAAAACAGGTAATTTAATTAAACAACTCGATTGTTTTGAAAGAGAGATAAGAAAAGAATTAAAAGGTGGTATGCCAAGATTAATTCAGATTAAAACCATGGATAAACAAAAAACAACAGTTTCACAAGTTGCATATCAAGAGGATCATTTTTAATGAAATTCAGTAGAGATGTGGGTATCAATTGGCACTTAAGATTTAGACAGGAAATAAAAAAACTAACAGAAGAAAATGAAAAATTAAAAATACAAAATGATTTACTAAGGAGAAAGTTGATAAAACAATATGAAGACGATTGTACTAGGTCCACCAGGAACAGGAAAAACGACAACGTTGTTAAATTTAGTCGACCAGTTTATCCAGCAGGGAACTAGACCAAGACAAATAGGTTATTTTTCTTTTACTAAAAAAGCTGCAACAGAAGCTGCAACTCGTGCTGCAGAGAAATTTGGTTTGGATATAGATACTGATTTAGAAAACTTTAGGACTTTACACTCTTATGCATTTAAGATGTTAGGTATGACTAAAGAAAAAATGATGAAGAAAGAAGATTATAAAGAGTTTGGTCAAAAGTGTGGCATTCCTATAAAAGTTGCAAACCATTCTGAGGATGATGGCACATTTAATTCTGATAATGAATATTTAACCATCATTAACACAGCAAGAGTTAAACGTTTAGACTTATTAGAATACTATGACAGCAGGCAAAACATATTAGATGTAGAAAGAGATACTTTATATTTAATATCAGAAGAACTAGAAAGATATAAAAAAGAAAAAGGTCTTAGAGATTTTACAGACCTCATAGAAGATTTTATAGACAAAGATGATATTACACCAAAGTTTGAGGTTTTATTTATAGATGAGGCACAAGATTTATCATTGTTGCAGTGGGAGATGGTTAAAAAGATTTGGAAGAATGCAGGAAAAACTTATATTGCAGGGGATGATGACCAGGCTATATTTAAATGGGCGGGTGCAGATGTAGATCACTTTATTGCACTCAAAGAACAAGTTGATGATATACAAACACTAGATCAATCTTACAGAATACCAGGTGGTCCTATTCATGAATTATCTAAAAAAATTATCGGTAAAATATCAAACCGATATGAAAAAGAATATAAACCTAGACAGGAAGAAGGTGTATTGAAGAGATACTCTGATGTAACCCAGGTTAATATGTCAGAAGGAAATTGGTTAGTATTGTCTTCCGCTAACCATTTCCTGGATGACGTAAAAGAATTATGTGAATTAAGAGGATGGTATTATCAATATAAAGGAAGAAATTCTATTAATTTAAAATTGTTACTTGCATTAAACAATTGGGAACAATTTAGAAAAGGTGCAGTGTTTGCACATTTAGAATTAAAAAACATGTATAAGTATTTAGGAAGAAATGTTGCAGAGGGGTTTAGAGAAGGAAAATTATTTCACACTGAAGAAAAATATGACATCAATGATTGTAAAGAAAAATATGGATTGCTTACAGACAAAGTTTGGTTTGAATCGTTTGAAGGATTAGACAACTTGACAATTAATTATATTCGTAATATGAGAGCGAATGGTGAGAAGATCAATAAGAATCCTAGAATTATTATGTCAACCATCCATGGTGCAAAGGGAGGCGAGGCTGATAAGGTACTCCTACTTCAAGATATTACAAATGCGGCTATGGAAACGTTTGCGCAGGATCCTGATGAGCTCCACCGATTGTTCTACACAGGAGCAACAAGAGCAAAGAAGGAACTACATATCGTGGATCCTAAAAATTTTGAGAAAGCGTATTTAATATGAGGTTACAAGTCGGGGAGAGAAGAGAGCCCTATAGGTTAGTGGTAGAATCTTGCTATAGCAGCGGAGTTGGTTCGGCACTTCTTATGCCCCTTAAAAATCATTTGCCGTTAAATCAACAACTACCACACAACAAAAGGAGAAACAATGAGCACAAAAGACGCATTGGAAAGAATATTTCCAGAGGAAAAACAAATTGGTGGTAAACACTATAAAATGAAAATACAGCCTTGGACTTTTATCCGAGAAAACGATCTTAATCCTTTTCAGGCCAACGTCATTAAATATGCGGTAAGATATGAAAAGAAAAATGGAATTGAAGATTTAAATAAAATTATTCATTATTGTGAATTAGAAATTGCACACATAAGAAAAGGCTGGGATAAATGAGAACTATACAAGAGCCACTATTCGTTCCACAAACTGAATGGGTCATGCCTGATGAACTTAAAGACCTATCGCAATACAATGAGATTGCGATAGACTTAGAGACCTGTGATCCAAACTTAAAGGAACTTGGATCGGGGAACGTGGTTGGTCGAGGACATATTGCAGGAATTGCAGTTGCTGTAGAAGGTTGGCAAGGTTATTTTCCTATTGGTCATAGTCAAGGCGGTAATCTAGATAAGAATTTAGTCAAAGGTTGGTTACAAGATATTTGTAAACGAGAAGATAAAACATTTATATTTCACAATGCCATGTATGATGTCTGTTGGTTAAGAAGTTTTGGTATTGAGATCAAAGGTAAAATTGTGGATACCATGATTGCAGCATCGTTGATTAATGAAAACAGATTAAGTTACCGATTAGATTCTTTAGCAAAAGAATATTGTAAGTTAGGTAAAGATGAAAAAGTATTACAAGCTGCAGCAAAAGAATATGGTTTAGATGCGAAAGCTGAAATGTGGAAAATGCCTGCTATGTTTGTAGGTCAGTACGCAGAACGAGATGCAGAATCAACTTTAAAGTTATGGCAAGTGTTGCAAAGAGAAATCTATGCACAAGAACTTACACATGTTTTTGATTTAGAGACAAAATTATTTCCATGTCTTGTTGATATGCGATTCAAAGGTGTTCCTGTAAATTTAGAAAAAGCAGATAAAATTAAAAAACACTTAGAATCTGAAGAAAAGAAAATACTCAATAAAATCAAACACTTAACAGGAATTCAAGTAGAAATTTGGGCTGCAGCATCCATTGCAAAAGTTTTTGATCATTTAAATTTACCATATGACAAAACAGAAAAAACAGGCAAACCAAGTTTTACAAAAAACTTTTTACAAAACCATCCTCACGAAACTGCAAAAGCGATTGCTGATGCAAGAGAACTTAACAAAGCACATACCACTTTTATTGATACGATAACCAAGCATGCGGTGAATGGAAGAATCCATGCTGACATTAATCAAATACGATCTGATGATGGTGGAACCGTGACAGGAAGATTCTCAATGAGTAATCCTAACTTACAACAAATACCTGCACGACACAAAGATCTGGGTCCAATGATCCGATCTATTTTTATTCCTGAGAACGGTTGTGTGTGGGGTAGCTTTGATTACTCGCAACAAGAACCAAGAATACTCGTTCACTATGCGAAGTTACAAAACTTAACGGGTGTTGATTCTATTGTCGAGGCCTACGGAGCGGGGAACGCGGATTTCCACCAGGCTGTTGCAGACCTTGCAGGCATTGAAAGAAAACAAGCCAAGACAATTAATTTAGGTTTGATGTATGGCATGGGTAAAAATAAATTGATGGCTGAATTAGGATTGTTAAAAGAAGAAGCTGAAAAACTTATTCAACAGTATCATCAAAAGGCTCCATTTGTTAAACAACTCATGGATGCTGTATCGCGGAAAGCGAATGACAGAGGAAAGATTAGAACTCTACAAGGAAGAGTTTGTCATTTTGATTTATGGCAACCTTCTCAGTTTGGTATTCACAAGCCATTACCTTTAGAACAGGCCAGAAAAGAATATGGTGAGCCATTGAAAAGAGCATTTACTTACAAGGCATTGAATAGACTTATTCAAGGATCTGCTGCTGATATGACAAAAAAATGTATGGTTGATTTGTATAATGAAGGCATTTTACCTCATATTCAAATACATGATGAAGTTGATATCTCAATTGAATCTGATAAAAAGGCAGAAAGAGTCATTGAAATTATGGAGTCTGCTATTGAATTAAAGGTTCCTAATAAAGTGGATTATGAAAAAGGTTTTAATTGGGGAGATATAAAATGATAGGAGACAAATGGCATATCTTAATGCAAACATACCACCAATTTACTGCAAAGTTAAAACCGAGTATCTCTATGATATGGACCTTTCTAA